TTAAGACATGCAAAGACGTACCTTTCTAACATCGGTTTTTAGTGCGCTATCATTAGCGGAAACTGTTAAAGCTAACGAAGATGAACTTAAAAAGAAAGGGAAGTCCGCTATTCTTCTATGGATGGGCGGTGGCCCTTCAACTATGGACATCTGGGATTTAAAACCCGGAGCGCCTACAGGAGGCCCTTTCCGTCCCATCAATACCTCTGGAGATGTGCAAATATGTGAACATATGCCTCTCATGGCAAAACAGATGCATAACGCCGCTATTATTAGAAGCATGAGTACTCGTGAAGCTGACCATATGCGTGGTCGCTATTATATGCATACTGGATATGTTCCGAACCCAAGTATAGATCATCCTAGTTATGGTTCAGTAATCTCACATCAGTCGCCAAGACCAGATCTTTCTATACCCAAGTTTATTTCTGTGGGCGGAGGAAGTATAGGCGCTGGTTTTCTTGGTTCTAAATATGCTCCATTTAGTGTGAATAGCGATGGTAGAATTAGAAATCTAGATGTAAAAGTAGATCAGAGATTTTATCAGAGAGCTTACGCTTTGGATGCAATTGAAAGTAATTTCATAAACCAAAGACGAGGTTCACTAGCAAAAGAACATCAATCAGTTCTAAAGGAAGCATTTAATGTACTGACAAGCTCGCAGATGGATGCTTTGAAAGTTGCAGGCGAACCAGAAAATGTAAAAGAAAGATACGGCAACAACAACTTTGGTAAAGGTTGTCTGATGGCTAGACGGCTAGTAGAAGCTGGTGTGCCGTTTATAGAAGTTAATCTTGGAGGATGGGACAATCATCAGAATATTCATGCTACATTAAGAGATAACAAACTTCCTATGTTAGATCAAGGTATGAGTGCGCTATTTGAAGATCTAGAACAGAGAGAACTTTTACAAGACACAGTAATTATTTGGATGGGAGAGTTTAGTAGAACTCCTCGAATCAACCAGAACGCAGGTCGTGACCATTGGGCACGAAGTTGGAGCGTTGTCGTTGGTGGAGGTGGAATAAATGGAGGTATTGCTGTTGGTGCTACTAATTCAGATGGTACGCGCGTCGATACAGAACCTTACACTTCTCAAGATGTGATGGCTTCAGTATGCAAAGCTCTTGACATTTCACTAACAACCACATTTACCAGTAATAACGGCAGACCTATGAAGATTGCCAACTCTGGTAAGATTATAAAAGAATTATTCTAATGAAATTTTTTAAGAACGCAGTTTATGTACTTTTTTCACTATCTTTACTGAATTTAGCGGGCTCTTTCTATATGTTCAAACATATAATGAATAAGGAGCCAGCAATAGAAGTTAAAATTCCCATAGAAAAAGAACTCAGAGAATTACCCTTACATTCAAGGCTTAGAGAATCACAGATAATTCAAGCAATCCTTATGACCCATCACCAACTTGGTATACATAAGCCCGGCTCTCAGCCGATATGTCCAATGTGTCAGGATTCAGAAATTAAAACTATAACAGTAGAGAATAATTAATGGCAAGACAATCAAAAAAACCAAAGACAACAAGACAGAGAAGAAAAATATTACGGCCTAAAACACGCAATCAAGAAACTTACATGCAGAGTATAAACAAGTCTGATGTTACTTTCTGCTCTGGGCCTGCTGGGTCAGGAAAGACTAGCGTCTCTGTCGGAATGGCGTGTGAATACTTGATCGAAAAGAAAGTAGACAAAATTATTATTACTCGACCTGTTGTAGAGTCGGGTCGTGGTTTGGGTCACTTGCCCGGCACATTAGTAGAAAAAATTAATCCTTATTTAATACCTATTCTAGAAGAGATGAACCAATATCTCACAAAGAATACGGTAGAAACTTATAGGAGTAGAGACATTATTGAGTTATGCCCACTGGAATATATGAGAGGGCGAAACTTTCATAATTGTTTTATGATCTTAGACGAAGCGCAGAACGCTACGTTTGAACAAATCAAAATGTTTATTACTAGAATTGGAAAAGATTCTAAGGCTGTGATAAACGGAGACCTAAGACAGTCCGACTTAGGTAAACATCAAGGCGGTCTTAAGACTTGTATGGATAAACTTTCCGAAGTTTCTGGTGTTGGTGTTTGCAAACTGGATTATAGCGATATTGTTCGTAGTGGTATCGTGTCCAAGATATTAATGACACTCAACAAAGAAGAAGATGAAAATGAAGATGAAGGTGAACCAGTTAAGTATTTTTAGGGGAGTCTTTCTAACTGCTGTTATTCTTATAGGCGTTAGAGCTGAATACAATAACGCTCAATTAGAGAAAAGACTCAGTATTTTAGAAGAAGGCATTTATTATAACTCAGCAGTGTCAGATGATACAGCCATGAAGTTTGAGACGTTTCTTCAGGCGCTTTCTAATGAACTCCCAACAGAAGTCCAAGCTTATGCCGCTGAGACCGCAGAAAGAGTTGCCAGAGAAACAACAGTAAGCACGCTAAAACAATTCTCAGAAAATTTAAAGAAAATAGATGTACAACTCGATAAGTAGCTCTATAATGTATTAGACTATTTATATGAGGTACAAATGAAAAACATATCTTTAAAATTTTATAATATGTGGGGCGGCTTCTTTGAGCATGACAACATTATAACAAATACTCTTAGAAAAGAGTATGACGTTACAATAACAGATAGTAATCCAGACATTGTAATCTGTCAGGTTTCACCGGCTAGTCATCAAGCTCCACCTCCCGAAAGGTTTACATCAGGATTTACCAGCTCCAAGATAGTTCATTGGTTAGTAGAATCCATAGACAGAACAGGAGATCCCGACTATAGCAAGTGTGACTTTTCTATTTCGTCTTGTAAATTTGAAGATGATAGAAATGTCAGAATACCTCTGTGGGCTATGTATGTAAACTGGTTTGGCGATCAGCAAGAAAGCTATGTAGAGGGCAGAAATCAAGCGTTTCTCTTGTCAGCAAAAAAGCTAACGAATCAAGTTAATGTTTCACAAAAGAGTAAATTCTGTTCTATATTAACTAACAATGATATGGGCTACAGAAAAGAAGCGTATCCTAAATTTATAAACTTTGGTATTGATAATGGACTTCTTGTAGAGAGTAGAGGGAGAGCATTTACTAATATGCCGTCGATTGGCGGAGATGAAAAACACAAGCTGGAATATCTATCTGATTTCAAGTTTAATCTTTGTTTTGATAACGGAGAATCAGATGGCTGGATCACAGAAAAAATAATTCATCCCAAGTATGTAGGATCAATACCTATTTATTGGGGATGCAAAGATGTTGCAGAAGAGTTCAACGAAGAAGCATTTCTACATGTCAGAAACTTTGAAAATTTAGAACATCTACATGAAAAAGTTCTTGAGCTTTGTTATAATACTATTGAATATAAAAAAATACAAACACTACCCTGTTTCCCTGACAATAAAATACCAGAATGTGTAAACCAAGAATTTTTGCTGGAACAGCTTAAAGGAATTGTAGAAGCATGATAAAACTTTGTGCAGAAATCATAGATGATGCAGATATTGACTCTTTGATTGAGTGGTTGAAAACAAAACCTATCTTAACGAAGAACAAGCTAACTGTAGAGTTTGAAGAGAAATTCTCTGCAAAACTAGGAGTGAAGCACTCAGTCTTTTGTAACTCTGGATCTTCGGCGAATCTACTAGCTTTTTCTGCCTTAGCTCAATCGGGGAAAATGAAAAACAATAAAGTGGTAGCTCCTCAAGTCTCTTGGTCTACTACCGTATTTCCTATCATACAGTTCGGGCTTCAGCCTATACTTTGTGACTGCAATATGCAAAATTTAGGACTGGATCTCGGTCATCTTGAGAATATATTTCAAACTGAAAATCCTGCTGCCCTTATATTGGTGCATGTGTTAGGATTCGACTGTAATATACAAGAAGTCAAAGCCCTTTGTGACAAATACTCTGTTCTGCTAATAGAAGACACTTGTGAAAGTCTTGGATCAGAAGTACATGGCAAGAAGCTAGGAACTTTTGGCGACATGAGTTCGTTTTCGTTTTATTTTGGGCATCACATATCCACCATCGAAGGCGGCATGATTTGCACGGATGATGATGAGCTTGCAGAAATTCTTCGCATGATTCGTAGTCATGGGTGGGATAGAGACATATCTGAAGATTCTAAGAAAAAGTATAGAAACCAGTATAATGTAGACGAGTTCAATGCTCTTTATAAATTTTACTTTGCTGGATTTAACTTAAGGTCTACAGATTTACAGGCGTTTATTGGCCTGAGACAGGTCGATAAGATAGACAATATTGCAAGTAAGCGTCATGAAAATTTCTTGGTTTATGACGAACTAATCAAAGACACAATCTGGAAACCGCAGCCTTCTTCGTGCCAAAACCTCGTATCAAACATGGGCTATCCAATAATTGTTAGAGATAGAGAAAAGCTTGCAGAATCTCTCAATGACAACGGTATTGAATGTAGACCTCTCATAGCTGGCAGTATTGGTATGCAACCAGTTTGGCAAAAATTGTTTGGTAAAGTTGGCCATAAAAACTCTTGTTTGGTAGATTCTAACGGAATGTATGTGCCAAATCACCACGACATGGATATAAAAGATATAGAAAAAGTTTGTCAAGTTATAAACAATCTGTATTAAGGATTCAAAATGCCAACCTACGATTACGAGTGTAGTGAGTGCGGACATTACAAAGAAGTGTTCCAAAGATTCTCGGAGAAACCTTTGGTGAGATGTCCGTCATGCAAGAAACATAAATTTAGAAGAGTTATACTAGATGCTCCTCATGTGTCCGTAAAAGGTGAGCCTACAACAGTAAGACACCTAGCTGATAGGAACACACAGAAGATGGGAAGCTATGAACTGCAAGATAAGATGCAGGCTGATAATATGGACAAGGTTAAGAAAGACCGAGAGGTCAATCAACGCAGAAACAAAATCAACAAGATGTCTACTGCTGAAAAAATTAAATACATAGAGAAAGGTGAGTGATGGTTGATAGAGCTAACTTACCGCACAAAGCAATTATACATATCGGTATTGCTGTGCATGAAGTTCTTAGGAATGGAGATCTAGATCCTATTCCGGCTAGTGAAGAAGAACTTGCAAGATATGATATTGGTCGTCAAGCTAAGATAGCTATAGACGGCTTTGACAGAGCAGATTGTATTAAAAAAATCAAAGAGTTATTGGAGAAATTAGATGGCTAGAGGCGAAAATGATGATATTTCTCATCTGAACTTACCAGAAGTTCCGACTAAGGTTACAACCTTTATTGGAGCCAAAGGCGAAGAAGTTAAAGAAAAAGATGCATTTGCTAAAATTGTCGTGAATGGCGAATACAAAACTCATTATATCAAATATGGTAGAGGTGATTTGTTCGACCCTTTTGGTGCAGATAGAAACATGCATAACAGACCATACTTTGACTTCAGGAAAGTTAAAGAAAACGTATACAATTACTATATAGAATATTTAACAAATAGAGATAGAATCTTTTTGACACGAGCAAGAAGATCACTTATGGAGGTTTAAAATGACTAAGAAAGGCCCGCTTTCAAAAAGCGAAAAACAGTATATTGAGGACAATCGAGAGTTGCCTGTGGGTGAAATTGCAGAAGAGCTTGACAGGTCTGAGAAATCTGTAGACAAGTATCTTACAAAATTAGGCGAAGAAGAACTACTGCACGATTCAGCAGAAGAAAAGCCAGCAGTTTCTGCTACTATTACAGGTAGTGAGCCTGAAGAGGAAGAGCCTGAAATGCCTAAAGCTGGTGAACTAATGGCTAGAAACAATCGCTACGGAACAGTTATCATGACTGAACAGGCTTCTATGGCTGGAGACGGAACTAAGGAAGAAAGACTTCCTGACAAGATTAATGTCGCTCGTCGCCACAGAGGTGCTATCCATAAGATTAAGGGAGACTAACATGATTTGTACTGTCAGAGATGAACATATCCGTAAACTGATTATGGAAGATGTTTCCATGACTTGGAAGTGCACGTTAGATGATGGTACAATTGTATGGGGCGACTATGAGCGTCCCGGAGTACCTGAAAGCCCTTGGCTTAGATTACAGAGATACTGTGAAGAAAATGGTAGATGTGTAGCTAAGGCGCAAGTAATTGTGATGGGCGCGCCAGAAGAAGTTGTTTTTGAAAACGAAGATGGCCTTGATGGTTTTTTCATTGCTAGAGGCTTTTCAAAAGATATTGATATGGTGACTGGAGATGGCCCGTCCTACCAGCACATGACATTTGGTTTATTAAATGATGATCTTGAAGTAGAAGTGAAGAAGTATAGTTGGCCAGAGTGCGACTTTATGGAATTTACACAGAAGAGAATGATTACTCAAGAAAATCTCTCTTGGATGATTTGGAAAGATGGCGAAACGAAGAAGCAAAACGAGCAGGTTCAAGTCACCCTCAACGGGTGATTACTGTACTACAGGCCAATACATAGCTGAGATATTGGTGCAACGTAGAGCAGAGAGAGAAAACAAAGGCTCTTTGCCCTACAAGTTCTGGAATAAAACTCGTAAAAAACAGTATCAACGTCAGGTTCAAGAAGTCTATAAAATGATTTCTGAATTTGGCGAAGATGCTGTCTATGACTATATCATAAATAAAAACAAACGAGTTTACTCTGCATTACCCAAGTGGGTAAAAGATGAAGTCAAAAAACACAAAAAACTTCTAGATTCAAGGCCAAAACCCAAAGAGGTTGATATTATTGAAGTAGAAGAAGATAATGTAAATGTAAAACCAATGAAGAGCTTTGGTAACAAATCGCTCTTTTCTAAATTGAGGAATTCAAATGGCAAAAACAAAGAAGGCTGATCCAGCATTTGTAAAAGAAATTGTTAAGAAGTATGGCAATGTGATTTCTACTGGGAATCAAATTCTAGAGAGAAGGAAAGATTACAAGGTTGTCACCGTCAGTCCTTCGATTGACTTGGCATTGGGTGGCGGAATCAAGGAAGGCTCTTGGGTTATTTTAACCGGAGATCCGAAGTGCGGCAAAACAACCACAGCTTTGCAGATTGCCGCCAACTGCCAGAAAGAAGGTCGTCCAATTATCTATCTTGACGCTGAAGGTCGATTAAAAGAGATGAACCTTCTTGGTGTTGATGGTTTAGACAAAGAAAAGATGCAGATCATCCATTCTGAAGACGAGCCACTTAGTGCAGAAGCGTTTCTGGATATTGCAGTCAAGCTTGTTAGTGCAAAAGAGAATGAAGGGTGTGTCTGTATTATTGACTCCACTTCATCACTAATGCCTGAGAAAGAACTGGATGGAGATATGACTCCCGGACGAGCAGGTCTTCCAAAGATTCTTTCAGTCTTCTGTAAGAAGATGGGACAAATCGTTCCTAATCAACGAGCCACTTTAATTATTATTACACACTTTATTGCTAATACTTCAGGCTATGGTGCTTCAAGGATGCCAGACTGTGGTCGCAAGATTCAATATCAGGCTGATACACGTATGGAGGTCAAATCTATCAGTCCTTGGGTTCAAAGCGACACGCAGATAGGCCAAGCTGTGAATTGGAAGATTGTGTGTTCCTCAATGGGATCTCCCGGCACAGAATGTCAAAGCTGGATCAAATATGGTCATGGCGTAGACAAGATTCAAGAACTTATTATGCTTGGGTTGGATTTGGGTTTAATTGGCAAAGCTGGCGCTTGGTTTACATGTGAGTTTATGGTTGGGTTTACAGACGTAGTAAAGAAGATAAAACCAGAAACAAATATAGAAGATACTGAGGCAGTCTTAAAGGCAGTAAAGTTCCAAGGGCAAGAAAGACTTTACAACTTCTTATTGGCGAACGAAGAAGTGTTTGACATCTTAGAGAAAGAAATTAAGGGTATGCTCTAATGGAAGTACACGGTCTTGATGGTAAAGTCTGGAAGTGGAATCCTTCTAGAAGTCAGGCTTCGGTGAGTGAAAAAAATAGGTCTTCTTTACACAAAAAAGCTAGAAAGTTATTGAAAGACATTTATCCTTATGATAGAATCTTAGAAGAAGTCACACTTCCCGGCACTAAAACTGGCTCTAGAAAAACACTACTTTATGCTGACCTTTACGTGCCAAATAGAGAACTGGTCGTAGAAGTGCATGGCGAACAACACTTTAAGTTCAATTCATTTTTTCACAAAGATAAGATGGCGTTTTTCAAAGCTCAAGCAAGAGATAAAGATAAAAGAGCTTGGTGCGAACTGAATCATATGACTTTGATTGAATTAAATTACGACGAGTCTGAAGAACAATGGAGAGAAAAATTTGACTAACGAACAAAAGGTAACAGAATTCCTCTCAAAGGTGGATGACTGGATTGAAGATAGAAACGCAGATCTCGCAAAAGAAAACGAGGAGGTCGAGCCAATCATGGCACTCAGTTCTGATGAGGTTAGATCACTGAGCCAAGAGAGGGCACTGTCCTATTCTTTTGTTCTTTTTGCTCATGCAGAATATCTTCAAGGTGTTTATAATAAAGAGAAGACAGTCGTTGAGTTTTGTGATGACAGTATCTGGTTTATGGTCGGAGACAAATTACAGAACTACGGAGGACAATATTCCAAATGGCAGGAAAAATATTACTCCGCAATAAAAGAAAATCCAATGGCTACAGAATTAAATAGATTAAAAATTATGTCGCAGGCTAGACTCAATCGACTTTCTGGTAAAGTTGACAACACCAAAAGAATGGCTGCGCTATTGCAAGACTTAGGTAAAAGAAGAGGTTACTAATGTCAATAATTGATACAGCAAAAGAGCTACTCAAGAAAGGTATCGCTCTAAATGATGAAGATTTAATAAATATGGCAAACTCTCTACTAGAGGTGCAAGTTGAAACCGAAACGCCTGCTCAACCTGAAGTAAAACAGGTCGTAAAGAAGGAAGAGGCTTCACCTCAGAGAGTCACTGCTGATGAGTTTGTTGTGAGTAGAGAATCTAGATCTAGCTCAAGAACTCCTGTCAATGATATTAGACAAAGAGAGAACAAGTTCTTTGATGACAGAACTGAGCATATGGATATAGAAACTCCATCAGTAACACCAACAGAAAGAAGGAAAGCACCTAGAAAGGTTAGTCAGACCTGTCAAAGTTGCTCAAAAACTTTTGAAGTAGCTGAGGCACACCGTAGAGAATGGTTTGTCTGTGACGGCTGCTTATCTAACAGGAGAAGATAATGATAAAAGTCAAGTTACTAAGTAAAGATGCTAAAGTTCCAACTAAGGCACACAGTTCTGACGCTGGTTGGGATATATATGCTTCAGATTTAGCACAGCCAATTTTTCCACATAAAAGAAGGTTAATCTCCACAGATATATCTATAGCGATCCCTGATGGTTATTGCGGTCTTATCTGGCCAAGATCTGGCTTGTCAGTTAAAAGTGGGATTGATGTGCTTGCAGGCGTTATTGACTCTGGGTATAGAGGTGAAATAAAAGTATGCCTACTGAATACTTCTGACCAAATGGTACACGTTCAGCCGGGCGATAGAATAGCGCAGTTAATTATACAAAAAGTTGAAGATGTTGAATTTTTAGAAGTCGAAAGTCTAGACGACACTGATCGTGGAGAGGGCGGCTTTGGGAGCAGTGGAAAGTAATGGCAGCACAAGACAACGTAGATGACATTGTTCTATCAATTCTCGGCTCGTCTGGATTCTTTGTTGATGCGGGATGTAACAGTTACGTAGAACAAAACAATACATACAAGTTGGAGCAGAGTGGGTGGCAAGGCATAGCGATTGATGCGCATAGTTCTTATCAGGCAGGGTATCTTGTCAATAGACCAAACACCAAATTTATTCACTCTGCTATTGTTGGCAATGAGTACAACCAAGACACAATAATATTTCATGGAGCAGGCATGGTAGCAAGTTGCGCAGAAGGAGCTTCTGGTGACAATTCGTTTGAATCTCCAGCTAGGATGCTACAAGATATATTTGATGAAAATTCTATCACCGACATAGACTTTTTGTCATTAGATTTAGAAGGCTTTGAGCATGAAGCTATTTCTGGAATAGACTTTTCAAAGACGAACATAAAATTAATTTGCGCAGAGAATCACGATGTGCCTAACTATTTAGATTACGGCTACATGGAGTCTCTCGGTTATGATAATTTCTACACATCCAAAAGTCCTTGCGGAAAATACATTTGGCATCGCTGGTTTGTCAAGCAGGATTTGGATCTTAACTTAGATTATGTAAAAGGTTTATAATGTTTAAGAATATATTACAAAGTATAAAAGATAAAATTTTTCCTAATAAAACCTATGACACTTCTCAAGTAGATGAGATAGTATCTACTCTTGATTCCGTTATCAGTGAGGAGTCGGAGGCTGAAGAACTGCCAGAGACTACTAGAACTAGAGGTGAAATTAGGAAAGAAGCAAGAGAAGAACGTAAAGAAGAACGCAAAGAGAAAGTTGAAGAAAGACGAAACTACCGATTAGAGAAGATTGCCGCAATAAAAGAAAAGTTTTATGCGGTCGCTTCCAAGAGAAAGTGGTTGTTTTTTATCATAGTCGGTGCTATAGTAGCATACCTAGTAATCTTCAAAGGTGGTTTTGGAGGTGGGGACATCTTAACTAAGATCAAAGGGTTTTTTGGATAATGAAGAAATCAATTAATTTGGAATGGAAAGATTTTCTGCTCGGCGTATTTTTAAGCGCCAGCATTTGTATGGGGTTCTATATTTTTAGAGGAATGTAAATGAATTTAGGGATACTTGCAATCGCAACAGC